TATCATATAAAGCTAATTTTCGTGATTCTATTTCCGGTGCTTCTCGACTAATATTTATATTTGTGCCTCCACTTGGTGCTGGAGCCGGTGCTGGAGCAGGCGATCCACCACCACCACCAAAATATCCTTTCAAACCGGTTTTTGGATTTATTTTACCTGCACCTCCAACGCTTTTTAAAAGACTCGCTTCATAACTGTTAATATGAGCAAGTTCACAATCTTCGTACTCACCCTTTTCTGCAATGTCGTCGTGTAAAGTTTCGTAAAGTTTTACTTTTAATTTTGTTGGTATTAATTTAAGTAGCCATCTCATAATACAGTCCAGTCTCTTTAAAATTTAAATTATTATTTTTTATAACCTTGCTCCAACCTTTGCGTCCAATAATTTCTAATGCTTTACAGTTTGTACTTTTAGCAAACTTTCTAAAAAAATCTTCTATTTCTTTGACATTTTTAATTACTTCACTACCACCACAAAACAAAATACTCAAAACATTCATCGCTGGATATTGCGTTACTTGAGTTACATAGACCGCTTTTACTACTTTGTCCTCAATAATTAAAAACATTTGCATCAAATCTTTTTGTAAAAGATCATATGTAGTTTTTAAAGTGTGACGACCTTTTGATTGATCAGTTGCAGATTGAATCCAATATTTAACAGTTTCCCAAAACACATCCACACTTTCCTTACTAACTCGTTGTATCTCCATTGACTAAATCATAAACTCTTTTAAATTTCTTTTGTTGATCATAAAAAAAACTAGCACCTTTACCTCTCATGTCTTTTGCACTTTTTGGGTCTGCACCTGCCATAATACCTGCACCTAAAACAGCATCGGCTCTAGATACAAACTCGCCATCAGCTAGCTGTGCCAACATAGTATCTTCATCTTTATCACCATTACCAGAACCATCTTCTACATACCCTTTTGCTCTTACATAATTCATTTCGTTATTTTCATCGTGATCCGTTTTGCTAGGTAAATAATTTATGCCACCATCACGATATTTATTAACAAAAGCACCTGTCTTAGCTCTTAATATTTCATCAACTGTTTGAGGTGCTAAACCACCTTTATCATCATAAGTAGGTCTCTGAGTTACTCCCTCTAAGTCAGCCATTCGAGCTTGATATTGAGCATCACGTTCTGCTTGTGATCCTGCTAGGTCTTGAGCTGCTTTTAATTCGGACTCCATGGTAGGCTGATTTTTAGCTGAACCATAAGTTGCAAGTGAAGCGATACCTGGTATTAAAACTTCTGGTGTCATTAGTTTGCTAAATATGCCACCTGTTTGTGGTTGTTGAGGAGGCGTGGGCATTTGTGCTCGGTTAGGTGTTCTAAATCCACCGCCCCCGACTTCAAAACCTAAATCTGTCGCAGTTTGTGTCTGTGGCAAAGAGCCCATAGAAAAAGCATTTAATCCGGAATAGGGATCAATCTGGTTTTGACCACTTTGTGCCATAGCTAATCCTTGTACAATTCTATCTTGCGGATTTTTAGCACCTGCTTGCATGGTTGGTAGTAAAGCACCTGTGCTGGTTGCAAATGTTCCTGCACCTAAAGCAGGTAATGCAACACCTAAAGCTCCTGCACTTAAACCTGCAAACAAAGCATTTTTCGTTGAGGCTCCAGATGCTTT